TGGAAAATAAATAATCAAGAACTGACATGTCCAGACGAGCTACTATTAGAATATCCTACAGGTGATATGGTAATCACACCAATTCCTGCAGGCGCGATTAGCATAAAAAGTGCTTTTAAAGCTATTGCAGGATTTGCTCTTGTAGTAGTAGGGGCGGGGATGCTATTGGCAGGCAAAGCCGTTCTTGGTAGCCTTGCTTACTTAGCAGGCCAATACTTATTTTCTCAAGGTCTTTACGAACTATTAGCGGAAGATCCTAGTACTGATGACGAAGATCTTTCATACTTGTTCTCAGGCGCAGATCAAAATATTAATTCTAATGATCCTATTCCTGTATGTTATGGAAGACTGCGCATTCCAGGGAGGCCTATAAGTTTCGAAATTCGCAATGAAGATGGTTTTATTTCAAGTACAGTAGGTAATAATTCAAATAGAACATCTGCCGCAGGCGCAAGATCAGCTGTTACAGGGCAGGGAGGCTACTAGTGTCTATCAATAAACTGGGGCAGAGCACTGAATCAATTGTAGAGAAGTTGGCGAAAGAGCAGCAGAGGCGAGCTGAAGCTTATTCTGGATCAATTGGTCAGAATATTTCTGCTACCGATGTTTTATGTGAGGGGCCTATCCATGGTTTAGTTGACGGAGCTGCTTCTCTGTATTTAGATAATAATCCTGCGCTACAAGCAAAATTAAAATCTTATGCTCCAAGCAGAAACGAAGAGGGTAGTGAAAAATCGGGAACTATTACTTTTTCTAATGGAGTTGTAGGAACTGTAGATGATAATACTTTTATACCTTTAGAATTAATTAATAATACAACTACTCCGCGCTTTATTCGCTTAGTTGATCCTAATGAACTCAGTGTTACTATAGGTGCAATTACTACTTCTGGAAACTATAATACCCTAGCACTTACAGGCTCAGGATTTTCTGCATCGTCACATGCCTCTCAATCGTTTCTTCGAGAAACTTATCTATGTGTAAGTGATGTAGTAATTTATGGACATTTTTTTGTTACTAATGCAACCAATGCGGTATTTACTTGGGGGAAGGCAGGTCCTATTCCTGAGCTTATTGAAGCTAGTGCAACTGGAAAAATAAAAATTCATCACGTTTCAAAGGTTGTAGCCATAGATCCTGCTGCGGGCACAATCACTCTTTCTAGCACCACAGATGCCGGTGTCTCTCAATCTTTTAATGGTACTTATGGATTTGCACTAAGTCAAAGTCCGAATTTTAATGCCACTGAAGGCACAACAGGGTCAGGTACATTTAACCCGGATGGAGTAACTGGAAAGATTGATAATCTTTATGTTCAAGAAAATACTGGATGGCTAGATCAAGAACCTATACGAGACGTTGGAGGAGTAGGAGGAGCTGTTGTAATACAAGGATCTACAAGCGGTGTTAACTTACCTAATTTAAAATTTTTAAATCCATCTCAAGCAACAGCAAATGGAGTCACTTTATTTGATGCTAATGGTATGCCAAATACTGCGGACAATGGAGATTATCCCGGGACTCCTGATTTTAGTGATACTAATAATTCCCCTACTATACTTAATGCGTCTGATTTTGGTTTAGATACTGCCGCAAAAATTGCAGAAGCTGATAAAGTTAGATTTGATATTACATACCCTCAAGGAATAATGAGTCAAGATCAAGAAAAGGGGGATCGTCATACAAATTACGCATTTTATGATGTGAAAATAGAATTTCAAATTGCTGGAGGAACAACATACCAAGAGGCACAATCCCCTTTTGGAGCCCTTCTAAAGCATAAGGGGAAGAGAACGTCTGCCCTAAATTTTCAACATCAGATTGACTTAGAAGTTTATAGACACTTAAACTTTACAAATTTTAGAGTAAAGATAATAAGAGTTACTCGACATGTTGGATTGCCCGTAGTTTCAATAGGAGGGATAGATGTTGGTAGATTTAATACAAATAAGCAAAGGTATCAAGTCTTACTTAAGTCGCAAGTAGATAATTTACAAGCGATTAATGAAGATAAATTTAGTTATCCTTATTCTGCTATTGTTAATTCTACTTTTTCTTCTCGTAACTTTAAAGATCCGCCTAAAAGAAGTTATGATATTAAAGGAAAGCTTGTAAAGATTCCTACTGCATATACTACTAGAGACTCTTCTCCTACTGGGAAAGCTCTTTATGGTAATTTTTGGGATGGAAGCTTTAAATCAGAACTACATTATACAGATAATCCTGCATGGATTTTTTATGATATTCTTACAAACAATCGGTATGGTGCAGGAAAATGGATAACAGATGCAGATATAGACAAGTACTCTCTTTATCGTATTTCTAAGTTTTGTGATGAATTAGTTGATAGTAATGATACTATAGCCGCTACATCGGCATTAAGGGGTGAGTACTACAAAATTGTAACTGTTGGAAATACAGATTGGAATGTAGCAGCCGGCACTTCTGGTGTAACTTATGCAGTAGATAGTATAATTCGTGTAAAGGTTACGCCTACAGGAACAGGCCAAATAAGTCTAATGGAGCCAAGGTTTAGAATGAATATTCTTCTAACCAAAGCTTTACCTGTATACAAAGTTTTAAAGGATATGGCAAGTGCCTTTACTGCCATGTTATACTGGATAGATGGGCAACTTACTCTTGTCCAAGACAGTCCTCAAGATCCTGTAGCAGTTTTTACAAAAGCAAATGTTATAGATGGTAGATTTACTTATGAAAGCTCTTCTCTAAAAACTAGACCAAATCAACTAATTGTAAATTGGAATGATCCTACAATTGATTATGAACTTACTCCGCTTATTGTGGAAGATAGTGGGGATATAGTTCGCCGAAGCCGAGTTATTACAGAGGAGGTTGTTGCGTATGGCTGTACTTCTCAGTCCCAAGCAATTCGTTATGGCAAATGGAAACTTTGGACAGCTCAAAATCAAAAAGAAATAGCATATTTTAATACTTCACTAGAAGCTAATTATTTAAGACCTGGTGATGTAGTAAGTTTACAAGATGCTGATAGAAAAGGCTCACAGTTTGGCGGTAGAATTCAAAGTTCCACAACTAATTCAGTTACTCTTGATAGATCTGTAACACTAACTGGCGGTACTTACGAAATTTTTGTTGTAGCTACAGAGCCTGCAGCTGTCTATACTGGATCGCCAAATCTAACTATAAATAGCGTCTCTTATTCTAGAGGTGACTTACTTCCCGAAGCTCATGTTTATATAGATACAAATAATGATGGAGTTCGAGATACTTTAACTCTCACAGCTTTAACTGATGAATTTTTAGCATCGAATGCTTTTGACGCTAATGGTAACCCTATTGCCGTAGAGTGGAAGCCACATACTACAGCAGAGGGTCATCAAATTACTCAAACTTCGGGAACTGTTTCAACAGTTAATTTAGTAGGGTCTAATGTCTTTACTACTACTCCTACTGCCGGAGCGGTTTGGGCTTTAAAAGAAATAGGCGCAACCGGAACTGCAAAAGAGTATAGAATACTAAATGTAGAAAAATCAGACAAGAATATATATTCAGTTGCGGCTGTAGAGCATTTTAATGAAAAGTTTACTGCTGTTGAAGATAGGTATGATTTGGGTGTAGTGCCTGAAAATCCTGATGCTCCAGAAAAAGAACCTGAAGAGATACCGCCCCCTATAAATTTACTTGTGCAACCTTCTGGACCCACCGCTTTTCCAGATACTAGCTTACTACTTACTTTCGATCCTCCCGAGACGAATTTTGTGGCCGCATTTCAAATTCAAACAAATATTGATGATGTGGGAATGTTTACACAAACCGAAACCCATAAAGAATTTAAAGGAATAATTGCAAATAAGTACTCTTTTAAAGTAAGAACCGTTTCTCCCAAGGGAGCAACATCAGAGTGGGCAGAAACTGAATATTCGGCAACAAGCCCAGGTATTGGAACAGAAAATCCTGATAATATTCACGGATTAAAAAAATGGATTACAGCATCTCAACAACCAGAAATAGTGCGAAATAGGGGTGATGCTACCAATGAGAAGTATAGTATTAGCTCTCCTTATTTTGTTGTAGAATTTTATCAAAAAAATGCAACAGCTCCAGAGTATGCATATTACCATTGGAATACAACAGGTAATTTGTTACAAACTTCTAATAATTCCACTACTGGACTCCCTAATGGTGGAGATAATGCTATTGCAACTCAAAATGTTCCTGCTTCTGCTCTTGCGGCTCACGTAGTGAACGCAGAAGATCCTGCTACGAATAAAGTATATGAATATCAAGCAGGAGCATTTGAAGCTAATGGACCAAGGCATGGAGCGACCACTGGAGAAGTACATAAGTTTTATAAAATTAGATCAAATAGATCTGAACACGCTTTCGGAGGAGAAGTTTTTAGATTTAAAAATTATCCCGTTGAAATTGCACAGAGAGAAAATCCAAGTGATTTTGTAACTATTACAACCGAATCTCCTAATGGTAATGTAGACTTATCTAGCGTTGTTGATGCTGATACACGAGAATTGTATATTGTATTCGATTATAGTGTGCCTAAACTATTTTTAGGAGAATGGGACAATAATGCGAATGGAGCAGATGGTCCCGGGTTTTGGAGAGATGCTAATCAAACCATGGCAAATGCATGGACTGCTCTTACAATGACTTCAGCAACACTAACAGCGCGTACTAATAAACTAGAAGGAGTTGGAACATTGTTTCATTCAGAGGTTCAAGTAGGCGA